CATCCCCATCCCCAATAATAGAGCCGCCATCTACAATAGTAAGAACACCCTCAATATCAACATCTCCGGGAAATGTAGTTGTTACACCCGCCTGACCAATAGTTATACCAGAAGCATTAGTCCTCCCGATAGAAAGAATGACGGCAGCACCCGTATCCACACCACCAATTTGAATAATGTCCGCATCCAAAGCATTACGAACTTGCCCCAACTCACGAATAAGTGCCCTAACATCTGCCATAATTACACCTTCTTAAAAGGTTTCTTTCCACGAACTGAAGAACTGTCGTAATACGCCTGTTTATATTCCAACTTTTCTGCATTCTTCCCCGCAGCCAGTTTGTCCTTCTTTGGTCTGAGGGTTATCGGAATTTTTGGAAACTCAAATCCAGACAAGGCCAAGCACATAACCTCATCCACGGCTTCAACAACATCCCCGTTTTTCAGCTCCAAAACTTTCCGACCACGCAATGAAGGAACGGCCAGCTTCAGAACTTTCTTTCCATCGACATCCCGCAACAGTACGCTTGGAACATCGGAAAAATCTATTTTAAACTTCGTTCCCATTATGTCGTAGCAAGCGTTGGCCGGAAAACCAGAGTTGTTGCGTTCCTTGCTAAGCCAACTTCCTGCTGAACCGTCCACATCAGAGGAGGTGCAACTGAAAAAGTTCCGTTTATGTCCAAATAGTACATCGCACCGGCAGTCAAAGCCCAAGCACCGTTAACAATTTCCCGGCCAGTATAAACAACGTCGCACAACAACCCGCCGCCATGTACCGAAACCACCATGCCGTGAGCAACATCACCAAGAACGGCATCAGCAAGAACAACGGTATCGTCGGCAGAAAAATGAACAAGATCCCCAACAACAAGAGCAACACCACAAACAACGTCCGTGCCAATACCGTAACCAATACCACTCAACAAATCGTAATCGGTGCCAACATCATCCGTAAAATAAAGCCTAGTTGGTGAAAGATTACCTATCCATAGCGTGGGTGCTCCCGGTGCTCCCGGATTAGCCCCATGACCAGTAACATCAAACTGAAGACCCCCCGTATCAATCATCGGGTCATTGTCAATATTTACCTTGGCCTCCAAAGCCGTAATAGCTTCAGCCAGACTGTTAGGATGATTGGCTATGACCTCATCCACATTGTCAATCATCAACGGAAAGAAAGTATCTAATGCCGTTGGATAAACGATTGGTCCCCAGTTTGTCGTCATCTAAAAAATTCCTTAAATCGTTGCTGTCAAGTCTGGTCTATAGTGCCAGTATTTATTTCCAGTAATGCACTGGCTCGTGTACAACGTGCGCGTCCCATCAAAAAATCTAGCTGGCATACTCACCGTCGCACCGGGAACAACAACATCATCCAACGTAACCGGCAAACGTGGAGATTTAAAAATTTTATGAGGTACGCCAGTATGCTGCACAAAATAAGCGTAGCCTTGATCGTCCAAATACGTTGCGTACCCAATATCCCTACCATCGCCCACAGTGCGGTTGAACCAATCCATCTTTCCAGACTGCGGCTCAAAAAATCCAGCATATGTAAACGTCCCGGCGGAGCACAACACATACAGCCCCGTTCCAATATTAAATATGTCCGGTGAGTTCTGCAATGTTGCCCCTGTCATCCCCAGCGTCGATATAGACAGAGACTGGCCATTACTAACAGGAAGTTGCCGAATTGATGAGTTAAAATTGACCCCCCCTGTCAAAAATATCTTGTCGCCCAATCGGCACCCACCGGCCTCCCAACACGCTGCGTGACCCGGAGTCAGCGCCCCGTCCGTCCAGACCGACAAATCTGAATACAGCGCCCACTGTGCATTTCCAGATCCCACAGCTCCATTGTGCCCGAAATATATAATCACCCGGTCCTCTGTCAGCACAAACGGAGCATTATCAGCTCTACGCGGTAGATCGTGACCACTATCGGACCACGTCAATGGATCTGCCACCGAGGCTGTCAGTATATCCACACTATTGTAGAGTGCGCCGAACGAATACAGCGTGTCACCAATTCTAGCTACACGCATCCCTTCCGTCCCAAGTGCGATATTCGCCGTCGTATCCGTCCAATTCGTCGGATCTGCCACTGGTGCAGAGTAGATGTCTGCACCAAAAGCGTATAACGTGTTGCCCAGCCGCATAATGTAAGAACGTGTAAACGGAGAAATCACACCCGTGTCAGTCCACGTTCCAATCATGTCGGGTATATACGCCAACGTCGGAACGCCCCCACCCGACAATAAATCATAGTCTGCACCAGTGTCGTCCGTATACCAAAGACCCGCTGGAGAAACATTATCAATCCACAAAGTTGGACAGTTTGGTGCTCCGGGATTGGCCGCATTACCCGCAGGATCAAACTGCAACCCGCCAGTACCAACAATGGGGTCATTATCCAGCGCAAGCTTTGTTTCCAGTGCAATAACCGCTTGAGCAAGGCTATTTGGATGATTTGCGATAACAACGTCAGAATTATCCACCATAAGCGGAGCAAACGTATCCATCGCCACAGGATATGTAATTGGACCCCAAGAAGTAGTCATCCCACACCTCTCAAACCTGAATTATAAAGCAAATTTTATAGGAGGGGTAAAGGACTACAAACGGGCGTATTCGTAACGGTTTCTCAAATATTTCCAAACAAACGTACCCTTAGAGTCACTTTCCATAAAAGTGGTATAAACATCGGGTTCCACATCATAATAAGCATACAACCGGTCTGCTCCACCGGCCTTATCCAAAAAACCTACATACAAAATTTGCTGCTTGTCGTCATACCCGAATTGAGATACGTTTGACGACTCCACCGGAATCATCACTGGAAGGCCCGTACCGGTGTCCTGATCCACTTCTGGCTGTTCCACAGGCAGCTCATCGGGCGGAGTCACAACAGGCTCTGGGGGCATCGTGGGGGCTTCCAGAGGTACTTCCTTCGTCATCCTGTCTTTTTGTTTCACAACCCCGTCTTCATCCATCGTCATCGTCTCCGGATCAAAGTAAACAACATTCCCATTTTCATCCAGAGCCATTTGGGAATTCTTGATAAAACCCAGCCCTGCCGCAATTTTCGATATGGAAAGATCCCCGAGCATTACAAACCACCCAGCCCTTTTACAACAGCGCTGTACAAAGACGGATCGCTAACCTTAGCCTCTTGAAGCTTGGCTAATGACTCAGCGGAAACTTTGTAATTGTCAGCCTTAGCTCCTTGGTCAAACCGGTACTGCTCAACCTGTTCCTTGAGCTTGTTCAACTTGGCCTGAAGGTCCGTCTGCTTGTCGCTCTCGTAAAAACCAGAAAGCGAGCTAATCCCCTCAGCAATACTACGGACAAGCTCTGATTGAGACTTTGGAGAAAACTTGTAAGATTTCAACTCGTTAAGAATCCCGCTAACATTATCCGCAACAGAAGACAGTTGCGACAAGTAATCTAACAACTTGGACGACTTGGCTTCCTCGTTCGTTGCCGTTGCCGAAATCTGGTTGTAGTAGCCCACGGCGGTTTCCAAAGGCATCGACTGTGGCAAGCGGTCTGTATATACGCCCGGAATGGATGACTTGTAGAAACTCACCTGACCATCTGCTGAAACATGAATTCCACTGTTTTCCAAAGCGGAACGAAGATTATCAACTTCTTGCTGATTTACTTGCTCAACCTGTGGGGCTTCCTGCTCACCGGCACCATAAAAAACTTGCCCGCTTTCATCAACATCGAACTGTGCCTGAAGAAGCCTCAGCCCGGCCTTGTTAACTCTTTCCGAAACATATGACTCATCTGTAATTTCTTCGGTATCTCCCAGCATCCCAATCATCGGGTCAAACTTCCCAATGACCTTGCGAACCCGAGCCACTGCTGCCTTGCCCGTCTTCGCAATAATACCGTTATCTATCAAAGCCATATTAAAAGCGTATCGGTCAGTCTCGCCAAGGGAACTATAAAGCTGTTGGTAAGAATACTGAGAAAGTAGCCCGTCATTACCAGCCATCAACTTGGCTCTTTCTACGGCATCATCTAGTGTAATTGGCATCTGTAAACCTCGTGCAGATATTAAACCACAAGTTTAGTAGGCTGACTAAAATTACCATTCCCGACTGACCCGAACGATTTGCCCACTGTCCGAATTATCCACAGCGATTTGGCGCTTACGTATTGCTCTCTTTTTCTTCGTGTTGGCAAGCTCATCAACAACCGTGTCCTGAACGATATAGTGCGCCCCAATAATACATCGGGCTACGTCATCAGAATCTCTACCCCGGATAGTCCCCTTCAAAGGGTTGATGAATCTTTTCAAATCTGCGGAGCGTGAAAGTCTCATCAACTCCACCAAAGCAACTGTTTCACCGGACATCGTTTCCTGAGCAGTTCCTAATACCAGAGCACCCGTCTTGGTTAGGGAAATATGGTCAGAATCCTTTGGTGGCAGCATCTTGACCCGGCCATTGTAAGCCATTCTCAAGAACCCCATAAAGTGTTCTGCCCGGAGAGTCAACTGGTCTGAAGATACGCCCATATCACGAATCTGCTGTAACGTTGCGTGACTTCCCCAATGGTCAAACCATACAGAACCAATTCGTATCCGTTGGCTCAGGGTTTGTACAAGGTCAATAATCGAGTTGAACCAGACATCCCGAGCCTGTGTGGGAACAATTCGTAATGCGAAGTCAATTACGGTGCACAACATCCTGTCACCGTTTGGACCCATGTTAGACCCGTAAGGCAAGACCCTACCACTTCTCGAAATGTTTTGCTGCTCTGGAAACTCTTGGAAACCTACATTTGGCACAACGAAGGTACCCAAATCTTCCGGCCACAAGACGCCATCGGGAACAGGCTCGAATCTCCCTGATCTGCCAGAAATAATTGGTGGCTTTTCCGCTAAGAGTATGCCACCATCGTCTGCTGCATCCTTGGCATCGATCCATTCAGGGTGAGCACAAACCAGAGCAAAGGCGTCCCAGCTAACACCGGCATCACCAAACAGGTAGTAGATGTTTGACGGGTCCAGCTTACAGTTTATCACTTCAGCCCCGAGATATGACTTGCCCGTTCTGTCCGTCAAGAACTTCTCTTGGAAAGTAGCAATGGGCTGACGCTCCCAATCAATGCACTTCCAGAAACGCAGGGGGTCATCAACGTACGGGGTAGCGGCGTTAGGAGGATTGGCACCAAAGTCTCGTTCGGCACCTACTGGATCTTTCGTGTACTCTTCATCGAAAAGCTCACGAGGCATGAACGGATTGAACGACCACGTAGGGCCTTTCCAACCGTAAGTCCTTTTCAATTCTCCGTTTGCTGCCTGATTGTAAGTAAGCATTGCGGGATCGTCTTGTGACAACGGGGAAGTGACGTTAACCATCATTCCAAAAAACGGAGGAAGACTGTTCAGCGTTGAAGATGCTCGTACAGTTTTCAAGGATTGGCTAAGAACACGATAAAGCTCCACCGCCGACTGTGTTCCTTCCGTATCCTTCAAACGCGCCCATTCGTCCAGAGAAGCCAGAATTCTTGTCTTACCGGCAACACCAGCAGAGTCGGAAGCTACCCGGTTATATCGAACCTTTGCCCACCCATCCAGAATTGCATCGTCGTTTGTTCTGTAGCTCCAGTTGTCTTTCCCCGCGCCAAGCTGAACCTTTTCCTGCTCCCTGACCCAAGTTACATAGCGGTTGATCCAAGGAGAGTTGTTACGCATCTCCCGGTATTTGGCATAGATTGTCTGCGCTGCTTGTGTAGCAGTTGATGCGGCGAAAGTTGCTTCGAACCATTCCGCTTTCTCCTGCTTCAAGTACCGCTGTAAATAGTTCTTACCACGAACAGCAAAAGCACTCAGAACATGCTCAAAGTAACCGCCAATGTGTGCACCCAAATAACTCTTGCCGCTACGCATCCCGGCTATGATAATCATCTCGTTGAATGGACACATCAAACCGTCAGCGAAAAATTCCTTCTGCGTCGTTCCACACT